AGTTTGTCGGTCCAAAAGAACCTGGCTAGTATCCTGCCAGGTTTGGGAGCAAAGACTCTCTCACCCCTCGCGGTGAGCCATGGTCGACATTGGAGGAAATCTACACATATGAGTTGATCGAGCCCAGATTCCTTATATGTAACCGCGAACCCAAGCGCCCGCATGTGGCCCTCGAAGTCTGCTCTATCCCACGACGCGAAGGCTTGCATAAGGACGAGTGAATTGTATGTGATGGTTATGAAATCCCCTGAGGCCATAGTGGAGTGTACCTTCATGGTGCCCATAGGCGTGTGGTAAACCTTCCAATGCCTTTGCTTGATGATAGTTTCCAAACAAGGTGGTGCTGGGATACCGATTTTCATGAGTAGATCATCACAAGCTTCGTGATGGGGTATCCTTTGAGACATATCATATCTACTCATATCTGCACATAAGATAACCAAGACTCCGTCGCGGATGTATATGAAAAGGCTATCATCACCCTGCACAGCCAAAGCCCAGGGCCACTCACCGCATTTGACTTTGATTATAGCATCAGAGAACCAGCGAGATGTGCTCATGGGCGTGTTGCCTGGGTTGTAATAAATCTGGCCGTAAAAGTTTTCATAGAGGGCCCGATTGAGTGCGTCACCCCAGGGGCCTGTCTCCACACGTATTTCTTCATAGGGGACTGAGATTCCGCGGGGATCAAACTTAGCACAAGTCTCAACCACCTCTGAGTCGATGTAGACATCGGTCGCTGTCTCCTCAACGTCCAGAACACTCTTTTCCTTCTTCACAATGGTCCTATACCCTGGGCGCATTTCCGTGTGCTCAATCCACGTCTTCCACATGCTTTCTGCCTTCTCCTTTGGGAAACGTTGGAGCCATTCGAGAGTGAGTTTGACATCCCAGTTGTTTGCCATCTTAGCCGGATCTATGGTGGCGACGATCACATCATGTGAAGAGGCAAAATGTCTGGTGATGTACTCATCTACTGTCTTGTTCTGCTCCTCATCGTCATCCGGCTGGAAGACCTTGGGGATACCGCCCATGCGGGTATGAAGAGAGCGGCGCATGTTATGCTCACAAGATCTAAAGCAAAAGGGGATATGGGTTGAGATGAAAGGACCGATACACCGATAACCGCGACCTGGCTTGCACATTGGGACTGGATCTCTCATCTTTGAGTCATCATTGATAGGTCGAAGTGGAGGGAGTTTTAGACGGCGC